ATGCCACCGCCAAAGAAATTTAGAGTTCAGTCCAAAAACTATTTGGTCACTTATCCACAGTGCTCTCTGACCAAAGAAGAAGCACTTTCCCAATTACAAAGCCTAAATACCACAGTGAACAAGAAGTTCATCAAAATCTGCAGAGAGCTTCACGAAAATGGGGAGCCTCATCTCCATGTGCTCTTACAGTTCGAAGGGAAATACCAGTGCACGAATAACAGATTCTTCGATCTGGTCTCCCCAACCAGGTCAGCACATTTCCATCCAAACATACAGGGAGCTAAATCCAGCTCCGACGTCAAGTCTTACATCGACAAGGACGGTGATACAGTGGAATGGGGAGAGTTCCAGATCGACGGCAGATCAGCTAGAGGAGGCCAGCAGACTGCTAATGATTCATATGCAAAGGCGTTAAATGCAGATTCTGTTCAATCTGCCTTAGCGGTTTTAAGGGAAGAACAGCCAAAAGATTTTGTCTTGCAGAATCATAACATCCGCTCCAACTTAGAGAGGATATTCGCCAAGGCTCCGGAACCGTGGGTTCCTCCATTTCAACTCTCCTCTTTCACTAACGTTCCCGACGAGATGCAAGAATGGGCGGATGAATTTTTTGGTTCGGGTTCCGCTGCGCGGCCAGACAGACCATTAAGTCTCATAGTAGAAGGTGATTCAAGAACAGGGAAGACGATGTGGGCACGTGCGTTAGGCCCACATAATTACCTCAGTGGACACCTGGACTTCAATGGTCGAGTCTATTCGAACGAAGTGGAGTATAACGTCATTGATGACGTCGCACCGCAATATCTAAAGCTAAAGCACTGGAAAGAATTGCTGGGGGCCCAAAAAGATTGGCAGTCAAATTGCAAATACGGCAAGCCAGTTCAAATTAAAGGTGGAATCCCAGCAATCGTGCTTTGCAATCCTGGTGAGGGTGCCAGCTATAAAGAGTTCCTAGACAAGGAGGAAAATACAGGTCTCAGGAACTGGACTATCAAGAATGCGATCTTCATCACCCTCACAGCCCCCCTCTATCAAGCAAGCACACAGGCAGGCCAAGAGGAGGGCCATACGGAGGCGGAGAATTGACCTAAATTGCGGGTGCTCCATCTACTTCCACATAGGCTGTACGGGACATGGATTCACGCACAGGGGAATTCATCACTGCACATCAGGCGGAGAATGGCGTGTATATCTGGGAGATAGAAAATCCCCTCTATTTCAGGATATACAGTGTAGAGGACCCGCTATACACCAGAACGAGGATATACCACGTACAGATAAGGTTCAACCACAACCTGAGGAGAGCGTTGCATCTCCACAAAGCCTTCCTGAACTTCCAAGTTTGGACGACATCGATGACAGCTTCTGGGTCAACTTATTTAGCTAGGTTTCTGCGTTTGGTCAACATGTACTTAGATCAATTAGGCATTATCTCCTTAAACAATGTAATTAGAGCTGTACGTTTCGCGACAGACAGAGCGTATGTAAATCATGTACTGGAAAATCATTCAATAAAATTCAAATTTTATTAATTCATAAGCGAATCATAGAAATAGATTCGGATCTTCAGAGTTGCATACACAGGATTAGAGGCATGGGTACATGCCATATACAATAACAGGGCGTTCTCAGTGTGATTCTCATACTTGCCAGCCTCTTGATGATTGTAGACCACATGATTGTTGACCTTCCAGAATCTCTTCACTATAGCCTGCTCGTTGCTGGCATACTGTCCACCAGTGACCTTGCCATAGAACTTATGCATGACCTGGTAACGATCACGGAGATCGTTCTTCACCGTGGCAGTACTAGGCTCGTTATCGAACATGTTGAACACCTGACCGAAATCCATAGGCGTGCCATACGGTCTACGGTCTCTGACCAACCAGAACATGACACTGTTCGTGTGGTTCTTCAGCTTAATGTTCTCGTCCATCCAAATCTTCCCTAGAATATACACAGACTTAACACAGAAACGCTTACCCACACGGTGGGTAATGCCATTACCACGTGTCACATCGGAAATGCACATGACCTTCCCGACATGGGAGATGTCGTGACGCTGTTCATAAGACTGGACCTTGCAAGGGCCTTCACAGCCTCTGGGCACATCGGGGGTCCTCACCATCCGGTAGATCCTGGGCTTCCTGTACATGGGCCTGTTTACCCATTCAGAGGCCTTGTGAACTCTTGGCCCACTACCTGCACGAGGAGAATAATTAGCGTTGCGGCTAACCTTTGAGGTTCCCGCCATAGAGCGCCATGGCAATTCGCGCTTAGGCATTTTGAGTTAAAAGCAGTGGGCCAAAGTCTCTTTCATTTATAGCAGACACCCAACAACTTGGGCCCTAAGTTGTTGCAAATATCTAGACTCGTCAGACGCGACCTGATTGGACGAAAGCGTCTGGGACCATCTTTAATTGAAATTAAAGATCGCGCGAGAGTGTACGGCACCAGGGGGGCGCGCGGCCATCCGGTAATATTATAGCGGATGGCCGCCACGTGTGTGAACCAGATTTAGAGTTCTATAGAGGGTTCTACTATATAAGTTACTCTAATACTCCAATTGAATGAGCAAGTTTGAGGGGGCTCAATTGGAGTACCTCAACTGGAGTACCACTTCTTATTACAAAAATGCCACC